GACACTTGAGACCGCGTACCATCAACCAACGGCCATCAATAAAGCATGGCTGTGTCTGACAGAACTCGATCTTCTCAAACTGTGTGACAATGCCCTCAACTTTGAGTGTAAAACCCATTTTGAGGAACCAAGCCGGGGCGTCAAGACGCATGGCAGGGTTGGGAATTGAACGTTCAGCCACGTACACATTTTGCCAGTTATCAGGATCCACGATCGCAAGGCGTTCGATGACATCCTGTTGTCTTGACATAAATAGCATACGGGCATAGGCACGTTTTGAGACGATAACGACGCAATCATCACCATTGTCGACAACGTTAAAGTCGACACGTGGTGTAAACCCAAGATGAACGGCGAAGTATGAGTAGAGCATGCCACACATAAGGAGTTTATTCCCTAGTGATGTGTTCATGTCGCCACTCATTCTTGATCCGGTTTTCTTGTAGTTAACTTTGTTGATTGAGCCGCCAACGTCCATTACGTAGCCGCGTCCGTTGTTCTCGATTGTACGGTTGAGGCACCAGTCGAGGCATTCTGATGTTGGGTCAGATTGATACATGTAGCGGTAATATGAATGCTCATGTTTCAATGCCTCGGCGTGCACGTGTTGGTCCATACGACTAAGATCATATGACAGAGCAACTGGTTCCTCAATTTCATCCCACGCTGAACGAAGCATTTCTGCCTGTTCGAACGCGTTCTGACCTGAGACAACAGTTGGCCTGCCATAAACCTTGTCGATCGCGGCGTAGACTTTCTTCTCAGCTGGTCTGATGTAACATCCGAAGACCAAGTTGAAAACTACGCCCCTGGGTTGAATAATTCTTGGGGCTGGGTCAGTCTTTTTCTTGACACTGACCTTTTCAGCCTTAATGAACGATTTAACCCAGGCTGCACTAGGGGAAAGTCCGGAAGCATGGTATTCCTTGAGAGCTGCTCGGTAAACATTGATTTTGTGTTTCGGGGACGTCTCCACAAACTGGTGGTGACTCATCCGTTGCACAGGTTCAAGATACCGGAACACCTCATCTCGGAACACCCTCATTGAGCGTCCG